CACTGGCCGACATCACGGCGACCACTGCACGGGTAGTGGTCACCAACAACACCAAGCTCCCGGAGGTCATCGAGATCTGCGAGAGCTTGGGGTGCAAGGTGAAACGCGAGAAGTGGAGCGTCCGCATCTCGCACCCAAGCTGGCCCAAGCCCCTGAATTTCGGGGTTAGCTCGAAGCACTGCACGCGCGATGCGTGCAATAAAATCAATAAACTGGCGGCTCAGGTCGCCGCAGAAAACGGGGGCTAGTGATGAAGCTAACTATCATCATTCTGCTCGCCTTCTTGATCTGCCCCGTCGGGGCGGAGGAGGGCGAGCTGAGCCGCCGCGCCGAGCGTATCATCGGCGCCTACGAGAAGGGCTTGGCCGACGCCCTCGAAGACTACGAGGAGGCCAAAGCAGAAGCCCGCGATAACGCGATCAAGGGCCTCAACGAAGAGCTGACGCGCGTCACGAAGCGCGGTGATCTCGAAACCGCTATCGCCATCAAGGCGAAGTACGACGAGATCAAGGCCGAGGACGAAGCGGCGGAGGAGGCCTTGATGCTTGGCCGCCCCGTAGCTAACCAACAGCGCGGTCTGCCGCAGTTACGTCGACTACTTGTCAACGAAACGTGGATGGAGGGATACTACGTCTACAACTTTGACCAAAATGGCGTCTTCGACCACTCGGGTGGTTGGATTGAGGAAGGTTGGACATTAGAGGGCAAAGTCCTGACCCTTCGCTGGAGAGGTGAGGACCCCCGGATCCTGACCTACAATCAGGACAATAAGGCGTTCGAGGGCAGCTATACACTGCGTATGCGGTGAACATCTTCCTCACCGACCGCGACACCCTGACGTGCGCTCGCAACCACTGCGATGTGCACGTCAGGTCTCAACCAAAGGAGGCGGCGCAGATCGGCTGCTCCGCTCTCCACCTGAGAGGCCTCTGGAAGGAGGGCCTCTACAGGCCCACGCATCTCGGCCACCCCTGTGTCAAATGGGCGGCTGAGTCCTTCGCCAATCTGGAGTGGCTTCTGACCTTCTGCTTTGAGCTGAATCGGGAGTTCTCGATCCGGCGTGCAGCACAAGGTCGCGGGGCCGCTGATCACGCCGCGATGGACGTGATGGCGAAGGCGTGGGAGTTGGCGACGAAGCGGAATGTGGAGTACCCCGACAAGGGGCTGACACCGCATCCTCAGGTCATGCCAGTGAAGTATCGGGGGACCGATACCGTGCAGGCATATCGTCGCTACATCCTGGGGGATAAGCGTGAGCTGCGTACGTCGCAGGGCACGTTTGCCCCCGCCACCTGGACACTTCGCGGCCCGCCGGTGTGGTGGGTCGAGGTGTCCACAGGAGAGAGTTATGACTACTATTGAGAGATTAGAAGAAAGGTTAGATGATTGTGAGTCGTTCGACTGCCCCCGAGCGATTGAATTGCAGGACCAGATCGACGGGCTGAAGGGGCAGGAAGCCGAAAGGGCTTCGACCCAGGTGACCAAAGACCTGGCTGCGGCGTGCTACGCGCACGAGCGGCCGGGCAAGATCTTCTCGCATAGGAAGGCCAAGGAGTTCGCGCTCCTGGATGTCCCGTGCGAGCAGAGCCTGATTGACGTGATTCAGCGCGTCGCGGCCCTCCCAAGCTTCAAGGGCCGCATCACGACCAAGGTGGGGACCACGCTTTCCACCGAGACGGTCTGCCGCGTACTGGTGAACGTCGTGTTCGCATACGTGGCCAAGAGCTTCGAGTTCTTTGCGGAGCAGCTGAAAGACGCCAACAATGACGGCGCGCAGCTGCTGGAAGTGAAGCCGAAGCTCAAGCAGCGACCTTCAGAAGCGGTGGAGCTTCTGAAGGCGCTGGGGTGCGTCGCCGAGAGGCACCCCGCTCTGATCCAGACGGCGCAGGCTGAGAGCGTGCGTGCCTTTGGACAGAGCATTCTCCACCGTTGCCCAGGTATCGCGAAGGACCTGGGTATCACCGAGCAGCTGCCCGTCGCTGCCCTTCGTAACGTCGAAACGCCTTAGACTTAAGGATACGAGATGGCAAATGCCAAGACCCCCAAAAACACGAAACCCGCCCCATGTAAGGAGGATGGGGCGACGCTGTACCTGGAACTCCCGCGTAACGCGGGGGCTGGGTATATCACGGGGAGGCTCAAGATCATCGCGAGCCTGCTCCACAATTCACGTCCGGGCATCTACGCCCGGACCAACCTTGCGAAGGCGCTGCAAGCTCGTCTTCGCAAAACGGGGGTGATCACCCTCGTTATCGCCCACGAAGGGCAAGAGACCGTGAAGAAGAAATTCATCACGGTCGTCGGGAGTCAGAATACCCACCGTGGTGTTCTGGCCCCGAAGGCGCTGAGCCGCACCGAAGCGGCATGGCGCTCTCACTCGGCAGCGCACGGCGCGCTGCTCGATCTGATTGAACAGGGGGAGTTCAACCAGATCGTCGAACAGGCCGAGAAGGACGGCACCATCGCGGTGCCGATCAAGTATCCGGGCCTGTATCAGACCCGGCTGGGGAGGCATGTCTTCCCCGGCTACAAGACGCGCCACAGGCGCCTGGCATCAAAGCTTCGTTCCTTCGACTACGAAGTCGAAGTCGACGAAGCCCCGACTCCGGTGCTCGACGTTCCGGAAGTCGTCATACCCACCGAGGCCGAGGAGTCGGCTGAGGTGGTAGACCGCGAAACATGAACTCAGCCGCCCCCAACAACAACCTCTCACGTTGTTGTTGGGGGCGGCATGTTCTTCTCATTCACTCTCTGGTTGAAAGGCTTTTTTCTTAGCTATGACAACCTCCGTACACACCCAGGGGGTCATGTTCCCTCTCGAACACTATGTGTGGCTAGGAAGCCCTGCAGCCTTCGACCTGTTGCTCTACGGTGCCGACCTCCTGGTAACGGGAGGCACGACCTTCCGAGCCAGGAAGAAGGGTCACAGCGCTTGGGTCTACGTGCTCACGCATCTGCATCACGTGAAGACCGGTCGCTTCGACTCAACACGCCTCACCCTTGGTGGCAGGCTATTCTGCCGCATCGAGGGTTGCGCGATCACCTATGTGAAAGGTTTTGAAAGATATGGAGCCCAACAACCAAACCCTGCCTGGAGACGGAGTAGAGCTGTCTGACGAGCAACAGGCTGCCGTTGACACCATACTCAAGACTCCAAAGAAGCGCATCGTTCTGACCGGCGCTGCCGGATCGGGCAAGAGCACCGTGCTCAACCACCTCCGTGCGACAGGTTGGTGGGAAGCCTACGCGACGACAGGTAAGGCCGCCATGCACATCGAGGGTGGTACGGTCGACTCGGCGTACTGCTTCAGTCGCGACAACTGGCAGGTCTGGAACGAGGACTATCTGAAGATGGTCATGCTCCAGACATCCGACAACCACATCATCGATGAGGCATCGATGATTGGCAAGAACATGGGTGACTGCATTGACGCGACCGCCAAGGCCTATCACAAGAAGCTCGTCATGTCGGGCGATTGGGCTCAGGCTGCGCCTGTGAAGGATGATCTGATCCTCAAGTCGCGCATCCTCGATGACTTCGAGTTTATCAAGCTCACCGAGAACCACCGTCAGGCCGACGCTGAATACATCAACGCGCTCAATCAGGTGCGTGTCGGTAAGGCTGGCAAGGACGTCGAGGAGGCCTTCTCCGGCTGCCTCTGTGCCAAGCCACCCGACGACGATCACTTCTTACGGATGTATGCCACCAATCAGAAGACGGAGGCCTACAACCAATTCCGCTTATGGCGGCATGTCGACGACACCGCGTCGGGAGCCTTTCAGCTCTGTGCGTCGTTCAAAGACGTGCGCGATGGGGACAAGCAGAAGAAGCGCCCTCGCTCTGAGTCATTCAGGATGAACGCTATCGCTAATAGCCCCTTCAGCCATGGCGAGCCGCTCGCGGTGGGGTGCAGGGTCCTCATCACCGTCAACGACCATGCACGCGAGTACGTCAACGGCGACACCGGCACCCTGATGAGCGCCACTGTCGGTGATGGCCGACAGGTCAACGAGGCCATCGCCGCCTACAAGGAGAGCGGCCGCAACTTCAGTGTTAGCTCGGTGCGCGTCCTTCTGGATCGCACCGGCAAGGAGGTCACGGTATTCTATCAGTTGCGCGAGGTCAAAGATCCAACCGGCCGCTACGTCCAACACGCCATTTCGGGCCTCCCCGTCAAACTCGGTTACGCATGCACTACCCACAAATCACAAGGCATGACCGTGGAGCGGGCCTGGTTCGACATGGGGTCGCTCGGGCGCTTCCCGGATGATAAGAGCCGTCACGGTCTGGCGTACGTCGCGCTGAGCCGTACCAAGTCGTTGGAAGGACTGCTGATCAGCCAGTGGGTGCCCGAGATGATCTACTGCAATCCTGAGATTGCGGAGTTACTCTAACCTCGTGGTACCAACACTTCCTCGTCGACGAATGCTTTAGCCAGAGCCGGCCAGCTCTGAGTGTAATGATAGAGGCTTATGACGACGAAGTTGACCGCGTGAACGATATCGTCAGTTCTGCGGCTGATTCTTTTGACCAGACGCCTGGGAGAGCCGCTCGGATTATCTAGACTCTCCTCATAGATGTTCAGAAAGTCGCGGAGGTGATCTTTGATATACCGCTCAGAGTTAGGTAAGAGCACAAGGCCGCGTTTCAACAGCTCTGCAAGGAGTAGTATACTGCGTGGCTTATCCAGTGTGTAGCTGGACCGCGCGCCCCGGGATGCTGGTGGGTTATACCAGACAATGGGGCGTGTGGGCGCCATTACTGAGTAGGTGAACGGTATGATGCGCTCTTCGGGCCAGCCCCATCCGACAACCTGGGCCTGCTGAACGTTACCCTGGCCACCGTAGTCGAGGGCAATGAAGTCTGAGCGGGACTGTGCGGCTACGTTACAGGCCATCTTCGACTCGTGGCTCATATCGACAACGTAGGGCACCTTGTGGAGCCAGGGTATCTCGATCACGCCGTCAGGACGCATGCCCCCGACCGCCATCGCCGTGTTGGAGATGAAATCGTCGGTATCGCTTGTCTTCTCTTTACCGCGACCTCCCCAGTCGATGCCGGTCGTCATCGCGGTATACTGATTGGGCTCTATGTCCTTCGGTTCGCACGGCGTCGTCTGGCAGGCCCGTACCAGCTCCTCCTGGGTGATGATCTTCGAGCCCGCGTCGTAGGACTCGCCGAGGACCTCGTTATGAAAGGCGTACGCAGGCTTCGTGTCGCGGGTCTCTAAGAGGACTGACCAATCCTTCGGTGATTCGTAGTGCATGGGGAGGATGGGCTGCGGGGCATGATAACCTGGGAATATGAGCTGTCGCTCCGGGAAGTCGTGCTCGTACCAGCCGATCCTGCTGTTCAGGGCGTCGCCACACCTCGCGCAGATCAACGTGCGCTTGGTGCCATCTGGTCGCTCAGAGTTGTCGCCGATCATCTGTAGGAGGTCGCCGTCTACTGCCGCTCGGTTGATCTTGCCACAGTGGCAGGGGATATGCCATCTGGCCTGAGAGCTATCCTCCCACAAGATGTGGGCTGTGTTGTCGAAGGTCTTGGGCGTACCCGTATAGCGTACGACCTTATACGGTGAGGCACCCATGCACTGTTCGATGACAGGTAGGTCGGCGTGATCGAGGTCCTGGATCTCATCATTGTCAACTTCGTCTGCAGCTACGCCTCTCACACGACTGGGGTCACCTGAACTGTAGGAGTAGAAGAGGTTCGAGTTGTGGCTTGTAGGGCCAATAGCGCGCTGAAGTACCGAGTCGGTCCCCAGGTCACTGACCAGCCGATGTCGCATGCCTGAGGTGATGATAAAGGGACGTACGTAGTTGTTGCTGAATTTGCGTACCTGCTCGTAGAGAGGCATGACCGTCAGGATGTTGTAGTTGGGCATCACCGCCGCCCTCCCAATCTGGGAGGCGGCCATGCTGGTACTTTTGCTCACCTGACGGCCGCATAGAAGCATCATCCGGCGAGGCATGCCTACGACCCGGAACATCGGCTCGAACATGAAGTGCGACCACTTCAAACTGTAGGGCTTACCCCGCAGCTGGAACATCAACGGCAGTACGGGTGCGAGGCTCATACCCCGGCGAGTGACCTGCCTGTTGAGGTGTTTCAGTTCCTCGCCCAGCCGCCCTGCGGTCGCTACTGCCATTTGTGAACAGTAACCCATGCGTCTCAAAACGCAATAACACTTACCAAGGAGAGGACTTATGGAAGACCCTGAGGACGAGACGCTACTGGGTAAGATATGGCTCTACATCACCGGTATCGTCGTCATCCTAATAGCCGTTGAGCTGGCCTTCGCTATCATCACGCCCGCGCTCGGTTTCATGGCACCCTATCTGCTGATCTGGCTTGTTGTCTTAGTGGGCAATCAGCTGCTGGAGCGCTTCTACTACAGGCACTCCTCGTGGCAGAGCTACGTCGATCAGTTTAAGGAGGTCGATGACGGAGATTAGAGACGATAACGGCCTCTTCACCTGGTATAGAGACCGCTTCTATCCTGACGACATCGGGAACAGCG